GAAAAAAAATAATCAAAAAAAAAAAGTAAAAAACTTATTTATTAGTAAAGAAAAAATAAGCGATATATGGAATTAAAAGTAATATTTCTTTTATGTAAAACAAAACATGAAAATTTCACTTGTAAAAGTATTGAAGAACAATTAAATATAATAAATAAAGAATTTAAAATAAATTTATCTATAAATGATTATGAAATATTTTTATATAATGAAATTAATAGTTTTAAATCACATGAAGATTTTGAACTTGAATCAAGAAAACAATTAAATAATTTTACAGAAAATGTAGATTTTTATGATGAAAAAAGAGATTATTCCATTAGATGTGGGCAAGTGTTTGTCAAACAATCTTGATTTTAATGAATATGCTGTTTTGTATTGTATAGGTTTAAAAAAAGATTTACCTCAACTAAATAATTTAAATAAAATATTAGAAAATTTAGAAAGTAAAGCTTTAATTCAAATAAACAATAACAACTCATTAGAATTAAGAGGATTATCAAAAAAGATTTTAAAAATTCCTTCTAGCGAAGATTTAAATGTAGAAGAATGGGTAGATGAATATAGAAATTTATTTCCTAATGGTGTTGAATCAGGTGGTTATCCTGTTAGAGGTATCAAAAAAACTTGTATAACTAATTTAAAGAAATTTATTTTAGAGTATAAAAGTGAGAAAAAAACTGTATTAGAAGATCCTAAAATATATGTAGAAAAAAAGCAACGTGAAAATTTTAATTACATGATGTTAGCTCATTTTTTTATATATAAAAATAATAATTCTATGCTTGAAACTTTTATAGAAAATTTAGAATCAAGAGAACAAAGTTACGAGGACCAATTTCATAAATCTATTTAATTATGAGTATATTTGACGATATTATTAAAAACATAGAAAGAGGTAGAGAAGGGTTAAATGAGGGGTTGCCTATGGGCTTTAACAGATTAGTCGAATATTTACCAAATATCCAACAAGGTACTTATTATCTTACAGGTGCTTCAGCTAAGGTTGGTAAAACATCATTTGTAGATGATGCTTTTATGTATAATCCTTTTGACTATTTAAAAAATAACAAGGATTCTAATATAACTTTAGATATTGATTATTTTTCTTATGAAATCGAGAAAAAAATTAAAATTACTAAGGGAATTAGTAGAGCTTTATGGAAAAATACAGGATTAATAGCAGATGTAAATACTATTTTAAGTAGAGGTAGAAATTATTGTGAAGATGAACTATTTAATCAGATATTAAAATATAAAACTTATTTTGATGAATTAGAAGATATAGTTACAATACACGATATGCCTGATAATGCAACTGGTATTTATAAGTATTTAATAAACAAAGCTAAAAGTAATGGGAAATTACTTACTAGAGTTATAGGAAAATCTAATGAAGGTATTGAAATTAAAAGGTTTGATAAGTACATACCAAATGAACCTAATAAATATTGGATTGTTATCATTGACCATATTTCTTTGTTAAAAGAGGAAAGAGGTTTTTCAACAAAGCAAAATATTGATAAAATGTCGCAATATTTAGTAGAACTTAGAAATAATTTTAATATAATACCTGTTGTTATTCAACAACTTTCTTTTGATGTAGATAACGATGAAAGACAAAAATCTGGAAGGTTAACACCTACATTAAGAGATTTTGGTGATAGCAAATACACCACTCGTGATGCAAATGTAATATTAGCATTATATGACCCTTATAGAGATAAACAAAAAAGCTTTCAAGGATATGACATAACTAAATTAGGTAATAGTTTTAGAAATTTAGAAATATTACAAAACAGAGATGGAGAACCTGGTATTAATATAGGATTAAACTTTATTGGTCCAGTAGGTACATTTAGAGAATTACCTAAAGCAGCAGATATGAAAGATAAGTATTATGAAAAAGCTAGAAACTATTTAATTTAAAAATTATGATTGAAATTTCATTACCAACTGGAGTAGTAAAATCTATATCCAGAGACCCTAAATTATTATTATTATACAGTATTCCAAAAATAGGAAAAACTACTGTACTTAGTAAATTACCAAATTCATTATTAATTGATTTAGAAGAAGGTTCTGATTTTGTTGATGCTGTTAAAATTAAAGTTAATTCATTAAAAGAATTAAAAGAAGTTGGTACAGCAATAATAAAAGCTAAAAAACCATACAAAACTGTAATAATTGACACTGCAACTAAATTAGAAGAATGGTGTTTAGATTATGCTTTAGAATTGTATAAAGCTCAACCAATAGGCTCTACTTTTGAAGGTGATTCTGTTTTAGAACTACCAAGAGGGGCAGGTTATTATTGGCTTAGGAAAGCTTTTCAAGAATGGATTAATAAAATTAAAAAATTAGCAGACAATATTATTTTAGTTTGCCATTTAAAAGATAGTTCTATTGAGAAAAAAGGTAAAGAAGTGTCTCATAAAGAAATTGATTTAACTGGTAAGTTAAAATCTATTGTTAGTACTGATGCTGATGCTATTTGTTATATGTATAGAGATGATGATAATAACCTTATAGCTAACTTCAAAGGAACAGATGAAGTAGTATGTGGTTCAAGATGTAATCATCTTAAAGGTCAAGAAATAGTATTAGCAGAATATGATAGTACAGCTAATGATGTTAAAAATGTAAAATGGGAATTAATTTACGAATCTTTAAAAAAGTAAAAAATTATGTCAAAAATTGTAAGTGTAGAAGAAATCTTAAATGATTTAGAAAATGGATTAACTAGAAAACCATCATCTATTGGTTATGACCCTTTAATTGGTTCAATATCTGAAAAATATGGTTTTGATAACAATGAATTAAATTTATTATTTAATCATCCTAAATTAAAAGGTAAAAAAACTAAAAAACCTGCTTCATTATTAATAGTTGATACAATAGAAGAAAAAGAAGCTGTATTAAATAATGCTAAAGAAGAAGTTACTGAAGTTCAAGTATCTGAAATTGTAAATAATACAGAAAATGTTGTTGAAGAATTAAACGAAGAAATTGCTGAAATTAAAGAAATTTCATTAACTTTAGAACCCTCTTCTGAAGAAAATACAACAGTTGTAGCAGAAAATAATGTAGAAGAAAATAATGTAGAAGAAAATTCACAAGAAGAAGAAATTCTTTTTTAATAAGTAACCAATAAAATAAATAATATGTACGGAAAATCAACAAATTCAAAAGGAGAAGAATTATCAGCAGATAGTTCTTATGTGTTACCTGTAGCAGGTGAAAGAGTAAAAGGAAATAAATTTATCAGCTTTGATTTTGGTAAAGATGGTGATGATATTTCTGAAGAAAGAGCAGAATTTGTATTTAAACAAGCAAACGGTGCTTTAGTTAAAATTTCATTATTTGCAGGAGAAGAAGAATGGCAAATTGATAATATTAACAGAACTGTTAAGCACATTTGTACTAAATTAGTAAATGAAGAAGCTTATAAAGAAAAAATTGAAAATAAACCTGCTTCATCTTTTGCTAACTTTGTTACAAAAATTAAAAATTTATTGAAAGATGAAGATTTTAGTGATAAAGTATTCACTATGAAATTTGTTTACAATAAAAAAGGTTATATTAGTGTACCATCTTTTCCTAATTTTATCACTACTCCTGATAAAGAAGATATTTTATCTACAAATCCAAAGTATGATAATTATGAACTTAAAACACCTGTAAGCAACGATACTGCTAAAGATGAAGAAGATGATGAATTATTTTAATTAATTTAATGGGCAGATTTATTCTGCCCTTTTTCTCTATTTAAAATAATGATTTATGTATGGTAAAGCACCAAAAGAACAACTAACATTTCAAAAAATATTAGAATTAATATCTGAATACGATATATTTAAATTTTACTGTAAAAATTTTACAAATTTAAATGAACAATTTTCATCAGAATTTAGAACAGATAAAAATCCTAGCTGTATTATATCAAATTTAGATAGAGGTTTAATTTATAAAGATTTTTCTAATGGAGAAGCTTATAACTGTTTTAAATTTGTAATGAAAAAGTTTAATTGTGATTTTAAAACTGCTTTATCTATAATAAATACAGATTTCAATCTAAATTTAAGTTCTAGTCAAATAATTAAAAGTAATATAGATAAAATACCTGAAATTCATAGTAATTTAAATTTAACAGTAAAAAAATCAAGTATTATAAAAATAAACATTAAAAATTATTCTAAAAAAGATTTAGAATATTGGAAACAATATAATATTTCAAAAGAAATATTAGAATATTTTAATGTAAAATCTTTAAATGCTTATTGTATTAACGATTCTTGGATTTATAGTAAAGGTTTATGTTTTTCTTATAGACTTAGTACTAAAGAAAATATAAAAAGGTATAAAATATTAAACCCTTTAAATAAAAAATATAAATGGTTTAGTAATACTACATCAACCTGTATTCAAGGAATAAATCAAGCTTTAAAATCAAAA